TTATGCTTTACGTGCCGCACGGAAACTGTTTCGAATCAGTGCAATAAATTTAGGTACAACGTCAAATGCCATTGATAATAGTACGAATGCTGCCACTAATCCTAGTAGTGACATACCTGCCGCTAACATATCACCTGCTGTGAATGGTAAAGTAACTTTTGATAAATCTAATGTCATAATAAATTCCTCCAATTTTTTAATAATATTTCATGTCAACATCATCATCATCATTGCGCCTTTTCTCATCTTTAGTACCTTTTTTAAATGCATTAACTACTAGTTCAAGAACCATAGCTACCAGATAAAGGGCAACCATAATCATTATGATAGGCGCAACGTATTTGAGTAATGCACCGACATAACTCCAAAATGCATCCATTCTTTCTGGCGTCAAAAACGTTCCCAATTGCGGTATTCGATACATTAATTCCTCACCGCTTTCACAACAGCAGTAACAACCATAATGAGTAACGCCCCAACAGCTAGAATGGCAATGAGAATCATTAGAAACGGCGCAACAATTTTAAGAATGTAGGCGAAAGTATCCCACAAAAGGTCCCAATCCCAAACGTTACCAATGTCGAACAATCAATCTCGCTCCCTCCATTTCATAAAATCAGTGCTAATTATCAATAGAGTTACTAGCACCATCACCGTTACAATGAAAATCATTATTTCTTGATTCCCGAAAACAGTTTGCAACACTGTACCCATCAGCGTACGATTATCCGACACTACTTCAACCATTTGTCCATCAATATAGTTTGTAATGTCGGTAGGTGTTTCGGTTGGCTTTATTTCTTCTTCCATCCTCCTACCTCCTCAAAAACGCATTGCTAATAAGTACAACCATCAAATAACAAGCAATACAACCGCCAAGCGTACCGCCATAAACCAATAAAATTTGCTCAAACGTCATTTTCTACTCCTCACCAATCTGCATAAAAGCATTACTATGATGTTCGTAGCTAATAACGTACTAACAAGCATGTCCCCAGTTGTTAATTGGTGAGAAATTTCGAGTTTGAAATTATCGGTTTCCAGAATTTCACTTGTATGTGGCTTTAATTCTTTAAGAAATGTTTCTAGATCAATAGATGAATTGGCTGTACCTTCTTCAATACTAGGCGGCTTTGTTTCTTCTGTTGTTTCTGCATCAGCACTAGGACTCGTTTCATCTTTTGTGTCGGTAGTCTCTTTATGGTCAGTAACGTCAGATTCTATTGAATTATTTTCCATTCCTTTTCCAACTTCTTCATTTTCCACCAAATTACACCTCCTTAGGACATAAAAAAGAGCCTGTTCCGATTAAAAAACAATACGAAACAGACTCTTTTTAGCATTATTAGCCAGTCGATATCCAAATAGGCATATACAACTAAGACAAAATATACTACACTTGTCTTTGTTGCATGGCTTTGCTAAAAAGTTGCGTTTCGATAGGGCAATTATCGGACGTACCCGACAAACCGTTGGCGCGGAATGTTGGGCATGCAACTTTTATATTTTTATTTGCTTGTTCATACTTGCGATTTTAAACATAATTTTCATAATTGTCTATAGCCATTTTACTAAATATTATCAAGACAACCAAAATTAACAGTGCAAAAAGTATCAATAACCGCATTAACATAGCTAAAAAGCACGTAAGACACAATCTAGTAATAATTTTTCGTAAAACAAAAAAATTACTAATTTTGTATCTAACGTGCTTCTTTTTATCTACTCTCATATCTAAAAAAGTCAGTTCCTTAAATCACATTATTTTCACAAAATACATCCACCATGACGGTGCTCTATTTAAAATAATATATTATTATTTATTTTCTGCGCCGCCCCCAATTTTCATTACTCCGTTTGTTCCCGTAATTTTAGAAGTTTGTTATATAAATTCATTAATTGAATACCGTTTCGAACCTTTTCGCTGTTTCAAACTTTTTAATAAAAAATCAATTTTGTTTTTTATTATCTGCCCCCTCTAAAATTCCAAAGAAAAAATTTTTTTCGTCTTTTCGAAATTTTAGAAAGGAACAACAGAATAAACACAATTATGTTCTTTCCATGCTATACGTTCTTTTTCCGCATCATCCATAGACCAAAATATCATTGGTTTTCCATAACCTAAACCACTGTAATACTGCAATAAAAAATCGCCATCTTCATCAATTAATCTATATTTTTTTGTCCCTACATTTTTGTCCCTACATTTTTTTGTCCCTACAATTTCATAAAACTTATCCAAATAAACATTATAATCAGCGTTATCTTTGAGAATTTTTTCAGCTTTTGAAACGCTGCCTAACGATTTTATAGTTTTGGTAACGACTTTACCCTCTTTGCGGACAGATTCACACAATGCAAAATACAACTTCCCTGAAGCATTCTTTTGCTTCAAAAACATTAAAGCAGCCCCTTTTCCTCAAAAATTCTTCTCAGACATTCATTCACTAAATTACTTTTCTGTTTATTATCGACCGTATCAATAATCCTAGCTATATCTTTATCAATATAGTAGGCTCTTTGTACTCTTTGACTCTCTACAGATTTACTAAATAGTATCTTATCAATACTATCAACACTACTAATATCAGTAGCATTAACATTATCTACAACACCATCAACTCTTTTAGTACTGTTATTAGTAACAGTTTTAGTAGGCTTTTTATTAGCTACTGTTGAATATGACTCTACAATTTCAGTAAATAACTTACTATCATTAACGCTATCGTAGGAATCACCTGTAGCTAAGTATACTTTTTCTTTAGGACTCCAAATATATCCTAGTGACTTAATATATTTCTGAATCGTTCTATCAGCTTTACCGTAGGTAGTAGCTAAATCACTAACTTTTATTTGACCCGAAGTTATGCTACTAATAACAGTACTAACAGTCATACTTTTAATATCATTCATACTCTAACATCTCCCTACTTTTAATATTACTATTACCCTAACATTATCCATTTAGTTTGTCTACATACAAAAAAAGAGTAGCATTTCTGCTACTCTACTTCGTCGCTTTCATCAATGTGTAAAGCACGTTTATTAAATTCCTCGAATTCTTCTTTTGTTAATTCTCTCAATTTATTTTCATATGATGATCCAGCCCACAACGATTTTAACAAATGCGTGTACACCGTTTCATCTTGCTTTTTAAAGTTATCTAAATCGCCATTTTCATATTTCTTAGCGTATTCTTTGAATAGTCCACTATATACAAGCAATTGGCGTTTTCTCAATCCAATATAAAACGTGTCAAAAACAGCTTCACTGTGGTATAAATCAGAACCTTTTGCCGAATACTTAGCAACCTCTAGGACTGCATTTGATTGTGATTTTTCACTATCTCTTACTTTTCGTACGTCTACTTGCGTAATCGATGGATCACCCATACAATCTTGCCACATAGACAACCATTCAGCTTGACTTATGTATTCCTCCGGCTTATTAAAATAGCTTTTATTAACAGCTATGATAATATGCACATGCGGATTATATGTGTTGTACTGTGGGTTTGGGTCTCCAACTTTCAAACCTCGTCTATCAAAATAATCATTTTTACGCTTATATAGCTTGTCCGTTATTAATTGCTCCTGGTCAGTCGTAACCTCTAACTTACGTATATAACCTTTCGCAATACCTTTAACTTTCCTTCTATCAAACAACTTTTTAATAGCTTTATTAAAATCATCAATTTGATATGGTAGTTCTTCAGCTTGACAGTTTGGTGCTGTTAAAGTTAAAAACAAAAATTCTTTACGCTCAATTTCTTTGACTGCTTCCATCATGACTGACATTTTGATTGCGTCCTTTTTTGCTCGTTTCCATGTGCAAATCGGACAGAATCGATTACCACATGAATTAGCTCGGTGCAGTCGTTTACTCGTAAACCCTTCATTTGTCAAAAACGTCATGTAATCACTGCATGTTTCAAAACGCACAACAGATTTAACACTCAAGTGTTTTTCCATAAACGTTGCTGCCTTTCTATTCAAGTCTTTTTTTGGCGTATACTTCTCTAATACTTCTTTTCCTAGTACTGTGTTTTTTAGTTGTTTTTTTGCTATTTTACTAGATTTATCCACGAAAATAGCGTTGGATGTATCTTGATTTTGTTCCATAGATGTTGTAAAGTCATCTTGTATATAAATAAAGTGACTTGTTCTCCTTTCGTATTGGAATTCTTTGATCGGATTTCCTTTCTCTTGTTGGTAGTTTTTGATTCGACACCTTAAACTTACAACATAACGGAATTTAGAACAAGTCTTTTTTTATGAAACAGTATCCTAAAAAAAAGACATATAAACCACCTAAAACCCTTGTGTATCAAGAGATTAAGACCGACTATACGCACCGATTTCGTGCCGAAATAGTTACGTATAGTATCAAGAAAAGAAGAAACTCGCTTCGCTCATTTCAAAAAACAAGCCCAAAACCCTTAAAAAAAGTGAGTAGCTAGACACCACTCACAAACAAAAAAACTATATAAGCTAGTGCGCCCGCAAATATCAAATTCAGTGATAGCGTAGACAAGAAACTTCTCAAAATCCTTTTAATCCCTCTCGGTACTGGAATACTGTTTACTATTTGATAGATTAATTCTCTACGAGCCGCCTTTTTCAATCGGCGCATTTTCCTCGCTTTCATACTCATGCCACCAACAGCTCCTTACAACGCAAGTGCAAATCCTTCATAATCTGCAACATTTCAACATCCATTTCATCTTTTAAGCCTATTTCGTCTAATTTAATCGTGTAACTTCTCAAAATCTCGCATAGTAAATCTAAATCGAACTTGTTAAGATGTAACTCATTAGCCTCATTTTGACTTTCTAGGGCTTTTTTAACAGAATCTAATATATAATCATAGCTTTTATACAAATCGTCTCTACGAGCCTTAAAACGGCTTTTAAAAAGGTTTCTATACGACTTACGCATGATAGACAAATTCAAAGATAATGTTGCACTTTCTTTTTGATTGATTAGTAGAATCACAAACGTTCCCCCCTCACTTCTTCTATATAGAGCAATAGCTTTTCTTTTTCTCCTTCTGTTAGTTCATTTTCCCGAACAAAATAGAATGATTTACGTCCAACCCTTATGCGTCTTTCTTGTCCAAAACCGTTACGTCTACGCCAATGCATGACTGGCGCAGGTAGCAATATAAAGCCATTCGCATGGGCGTATTCTTCTATTGATAAAACACTTCGATAAAATTCATGTATCTGGGTCTTTTTAATAAAAGCAATAAAACTTTGGTCGTCATTGCGAATCATGTTCGGATAGAGGTATGCAAACGGTCTAGGGTCTTTCTCTTTCAAGTCTGGTGGTACAATGCTGCACTCCATCAAATTCATAAAATCCTCATCCTTTCATAATTCTCCCCATCTTCTTTCTGTGTATCGTTTCTAACGTGTCCCAGAACTCTTTAGCTTGTTTTTCGTTGTTAGGAAGTGGTACAGAACGAACAAAAGAATATGTATCATAGAGGTCTAATTTGAATACTCGTTCTACTTTCCATTTTGGAAGAAAGACTTTTCTCAAAAACTCTTTCGTCTGAAAATCATAAAAGAACAAATGGAATCCTTTGCTATCTTTTCTCACTTTAATATTTATTTCGATAACGTTTCGAATTCGGCTATCTATCATCCCAATGTTAGGCATTGCATACATCTGAATGCATCGCAATTTCCTGCCGTACATAGCGATCTCTGTTGAAATCTTATTTTCGAATTTGCTCCATCCTCGGTTATCAAAATTCACCTGTGCTTCATCCCAACAAATAATGCTAGTATCAGCTTCGGCAACTTTATACCAATCCGTGTAATCTATCATTTGTGTACTATCTTTCAATTCATAGTTACTAAATAATTCAACGTTTACCCCCTTCTTCATTGCTTCTTCTCGCCAAAAATGCGCTAGAAGAGACATAAGAAACGTTTTACCTGCTCCTAAACCACCTTCAATTGCTACATGATGCATTTTAAATCACGCCCTTTTCTTTCAACCATTGCACTAAAGCAGACATAACTAATGTTTTACCTGTACTTTGTTCACCATGCATTTTTATTCCCTCCCTGTATTGACTTGCTTACCGCTCGGCGCAAAAACAACAGGCTTTGGCGGCTTTGGAATCAATTCTTCGATTGTATCTAAGTAAAATGCAGGATTTGCTACAGCCGTTTTGTAATCGTTCATAATAGCTTTAACAAGCTTTGCATATGGGTTCCCATTAGGATGTATCAACTTGTTTTCTCCAAGCTGATTTAAAAGAATAACCGCTCTTAATTGTTCTTGACTAATGTTTTGGGCAAGTCCTTGCATTAACTCTAAAACTTGCTTAACATCACTTACATGTTGTACCTCTGGAAATAGGTTGTCACCGATTACACCTTGCAAAGTGTTAGCATTTTTCAATGTTTGCTTTTGAATGTCTACCATCCTCTGTCACCTCGTCCTTTCCAAAGAAATTCAAGTAACTTTGCACCAAATCTTTTATTAACGGTCTTATAAATAAATCAACCGACCACATGACTAAAATTAGAGCTGTTATCCATACAGCATCTACATTTAATTTTTCTGCAACTGGCATAGCTTCCATCATCACTGGGCCAATCTTTTGCATTACTTTTAACACTGCAATGGAACTCCCAAAAGATGCAGCAATAGCAACCGTCAAACATACAGCTCCCATAATTCCGTACATAGTTGTTTTTTTCATTCTTTCATCCTCCTAGAACGCCGCCGCAATGATCGCTACAAATAGCAATCCTGCAAGTGCCCAAAATTTCATATCTAAATTCGGATTTTCCTTTGGTTCTGGCTTGTAATTCGTGATACTCTGCAACACAATACTTTGTTCTAATTTCGCTAACGTTTCTACGTGTTGGACTGCCGCCGCAGGTGCTTGATACATGTAAACACGTCCCTCTGCACTTGTAGCAACATTACACAGCTTTTTAGGCACTACAGCACGTCCCGCAACTATAATAGATTCGTCATTTACTTCCGTAATATAATGAACGTCACAACTAAGGTTTTCTTCATTCCAGATAATCAATCGGTCGTCTAAGTCCAAGAAATTCTCTTCTTCTTTTTTATTGCGATTAAACATGATTTATAGCCCCTTTACGCACTGTTTTGCGCCCTTTGCGCTCTGTTTTATTCTTGCTACGGTTATACAGCTTATAGCCAACGATTACAGCCGTTAGCAAGCCCATTCCTGCCGATAGAGCGACAAAATACATATAAAATATTGCCAACACTAATGTTTCTCCAAATTGGTCTGTCATCTTCCTATTCCTCCTTCTTTATTAGTTAAAAAGTCCCGACTGCTGCAGCAATAAAAAATATATTTTTACTCAAAATCTCAAAAAGATACAAAACCTCGCCTTTTGAAAAAGGCAATCCCAAAACTTTTATAATTAACCCCCAACCCCCAAAATTGGGGGCTACGCCTGCGCTAGGCAAGCCTTTCAACGTGAAGGTTGAAAGGGATTCGAGAGCTTGTAAAGAACGTCCTGCCGACAAGCTATTTAGGCTCCTTATCCTCCCTCACTACGTTCAGTCCGGTACCGCCTAAATGGCTTGCAACAGCAATGTTATGTTTCTCTCTAGCCACGAAAGACATCATTTCTTCTAGCACAAATAGCGAGAAACTCGCCCATGCTAATATCATCAAAACAAAGAATAAAACTATGGACGTTAAATCCACTGCATTCCCCTCCGTTTATTAAAATTCTTGCAAATACCTGGTGCTGCAGGGGCTAAAAAAATCATATTCTTACCACCATTGAACCCCTGCTTTTACGCTGTAGTACAATCTCATGAGTACTCTAAACATCACAAGGGATGCTAACAGCACCGTCACGAGCAATAAAGAAGAGAGTACCAATTGCCATGAGCTAGGTAAATCTCTAAAGATAGACATATAACTGCTGAAATCTAAGCCTTGTCTAGTAATCACATTCGCACTCTGTAGCTTCTCCCTCGCTAAATCCAAGAAGGACATAGGGACTCTGAATATCTTGTCTACAAATGTTTTTATTGCATCAAATACACCCACTTAGTCACCTACCCCTCGAAGTGAACCAAACACACGAATTACACCAAATGCACCAAACAACCAGATACCGAACAGCAAGATATAAGCAAGGACATCCAGCTGGAGAACATCTAAGCTACTAGCAACTCTCCCCATCATGGCACTATAGCCATGCCCTGAAGATGTGGATGGAACAAAGAAAATACTTTGAAACGTGTTTGTCAGTCCAACAATGAAAGACCATACCAACTTAGCTATCTCCCACAAGATTAAAAATAGTTTGGCTGCACAAACACCAACCATATAAAGCAAATAAAGTAGCCCTTTAATGAGTTCGTATATGACCATAAAAAACGATACAAGCACATCTATTAACCCTTGAAATAGCCTTGCTAGTAATTGCCCCAACCACTTGAAACAGTCGAATAGAAAGTCCATGAGTGACTGAAAGCCATCTTTTATAAGTCCGCCCAACTTCAATAGAAAATCTATTAAAAAATCAAATAACTTACTGAAAATATTACCTATCATCTAATCACCCCGTTCTTCGGGATTTTGGTTTTCCGCCATTAAAGGAGTTACGGACCAAATCAATAATTCGATCCGCAACAGCAAATGTCGAAACAATAAAAACCAGTGGTGCAAGATATGGGAATATTTCAGTAAACACCTTACTAAACACCACATCTATCATTCTTCTATTCTCCTTCGTGTATATACGTTTCTGTTCTTTATCGATTGACGTAGCATTTTCACAAATCTAGGTACAACTTCAAATGCTAAAGCTAATAACACGAAACCTGCTATTAACAGCAGAAGTTTCATAACAGTACCTAATAAGTTTTCTGGATTGATAATTTCCCCTACAGCTCCACCGCCTACAACATCACCAATTCCACCGTTACCACCGCCAGGCTTTGATGGGACTCCTTCGTTGCCATCTTCATCAACTGGTACAAGCTGTACGTCTGGGAGACCAATCAAATCAAACTTCATTTTGTCTTTTGGTATGATTATTTTTTTATCAGATGCAGGAACTACCGCATATTCTTCTCCACCAACCAAAACCTTTATTTTCCCAGTCGTTGGGGTTGTCCACGTTATTACATAATCGCCATTTTCATCTTTTTCAGTACCGCCACCACTTACACTTACTTTTTTAGTTCTTATCGTGACCATTTCGCCTGCTGTTTCATCACCAGACTTATTGACTGTTGTAACTTTGTATTTGTATTCCGTATCAGCTTTAACGGTTAAATCCTTAAAAGATGTACCATTCGTTTCAAAGATAGGCTCAAACGTGGATGCTGCCCTAAACATACGAGCAAACATTTTTGTATCAGCTTTTTGTCTGTAAATACGTGCTTTGTCCAACTCTTTATACTCTGGCATCTTCCACGACAACGAAACATCTTCTGCCGTACTAGATGCAGTTAAATTTGAAACTTCTTTTAAAGCATCACTAGTTTTAAAACTAACGTTTTTATGTGGTGTAACATCACCATTTGAATAGGCAACAACGACACTATATTTATAGTCCTTGTTGTAATCTAAATTCTGTATTACATAAGAGGCAGCATTCATTTCTGCTCTTACTGCAACCGTCTGCACTTTGTTTTTTTGTGCATCATATATCTGTATTTCTTTTACTTCTTCTTGGCCAGCAACTTTCGTTAAATCAAACTCTAGCCTTGCACTATTTTGTTTAATATCTTTCACTGAAACAAAATCATCTGAAAGCGTAGGCACTGCTAACGTTTTAGCTTGAAAATGCACGCCTGCCGACAGACCATTTTTATAAACAGCGAAAAGGCTAATTTTATAATCTGTTTCAGATTTAAGCTTTGTTATGTCGAGCGTGTTCGAACCTTTAACATTTTTATATAGCACATCATCTAAATAAACATTTACTGACTCAACTTCCTTTTCAGCTTGCCAAGTGACTTTTAATTGATTGAAAGAACTACTGATTTTTACATCTGTTACGTCCTTTGGTGGATTTCCTTGAAACATTTCAAATTCATGAATTTTCATGGAATAGTGGTCAAGTTTAAAGTTTATTTTTTTAACGCCTATAGCTGTAAAATCAAACTGCATAAACTGACCATTTGCTGTAAAGAAACGCGAACCCAATAATTTGCCTTTAGCATCATAAAAACTAACATTCAACGAATAAGTAGATTGAGCTTTCACACAAAAACTTTCAATGTTGACCACATCATCTAATATGATGATATTGTTGTTATAAGCATTACCTACCTCCGCATAAGTGTCTGGGTCATTATCAAAAACTTTTCTAAATTTTTCTGCTCCATTCGCTGAAGTTGTATCAGCTTGAACTGTATCTAAAATTCCATTTTTATAATCACACGCATCTGCCGCATAAGCAGTTGGTACATAAAAAAATGACAGTAACAAAGCACTCAAAAACACCATTTTGTAATTAAGTAAAAAACGCAT